GTCTGTGTAGTTACAAGATTTGCTTGTACCTCTGCTGACGCTGGCAAGACTATCAGGGCAACAATATCTGGGATAGTAGCCTCAGATACCTATACCAAAGCTCAGTTTGACGCTGTGTGGCTGGAAACCAACAAGCCTAATCCTTGTGTTATAGAAAACATGACTAGCTGGCACAATGCAGCAGGTTACAGTGGTTATACCGCTAACTCAGTATCCGACTATGATAACTTAAACGCTGATACCGCTACTGTTGTAGCTGAGTTTGATAACTTAATCCAAATAGCTGATGTAAGTGCCGCATTCTACAAACGGACTTGCTACCCACAAAGCTCAATGAATAACACTGACGCTACTACTACTGTGAGCGTGACCGCTAACGACCCGACAGAATTTGCAGCACTAGGCACTGGCTGGCTATTAACTGGCTTCGCTGAAGATATGTTAGTTACTGCTAACACCTTGGTATCTGGCTCTACCTTCTCAATCACTGTTACCAGAGGGTATAACGGAACTACTAAGTCTACTCACCCAACAACTTCAATAATGGGTGACATGACCTGGATGAGTTCTGACCATGTTCACCCTAACTCTGAGGGTGCTATTGTTAGAGCAGATATAATCTATGACGCTTTTGCAGCCTGTGCTCCTTACTACGACCAATATGGCGAAGCAGCAGCTTCTTCTAGCTCAACCCAAGACGCTCACGATACTCACTTTGGTGTAACTGATAACTGGTGGCAACAAGCCCCTACAGGCGGAACTTTAGCTGCTAACACTACATTTACTAAAGATAAGCAGTGGTATTGGCCTTTTAGAGTGCCAGAGAGAGTAATATTAACTGGTGTAGCAATTGTTACTGGTACTACGGCTGGAACATCTACTAATGTAAGGTTTGGCTTATATACCCCAGGTATTGACCGCTCAACTCCAGGAGATTTAGTTAGAGAGCTTGGAACATCTGCAACTACCGCAACTACCTCATCAAGAGAAGTTACAACGCATGTTGTCTTAGAGCCTGGTATTTACTGGATAAGTGTAGTCAACCAGGGTACAACCGCAGGTGGAGTTAGAACTGTAACAGGGGCTAACCTTGTGCCGTTCTCTCCCCAATATGTATCAGCAGTAAACACAGGAACATCATTACTTACTATGTTTGCTGAAACTGGCGTGAGTGGTGCTTGCCCAAGTTCGGCAACGCCTGTATCTGACGCTGGCCCAATACCTTATGTTTGGATTAAATTTAGGAAACCGAGGTACTTTTAAATGGAATTTAAAGATAAAGCATATATTTATCCTATGGATTTTCAAAAAGGGGATATTATCTGGAACGATAAAGGCGATAAAAAGTATATTCATGGCGTTGTCGAGATTAAGAACGACTATCTAGTATCTGAGGGCGACAGTGGCGAGGGCGAAAAGAAACCTGTAAACGCTATGGAGCTAATGGGTTATACATTGTTTGAGCGAACAGCTAACGAAGTATAAGATTAACGAGGTAGTATGCTTACCACGGGTTGTGCTACAATTCAACTATAATAAAAAGGAAAAATAAAACATGTCAGCCGCATCCACATACAGGGAAATCCAAGATAGAGTCCTCTCTGTTATATCTAAAAGCGATACTACCACACGAAACAGAGTAAAAACTTCAATCAATCTTGGCTACCAAGACTTCGTATTAAGAGAATTATGGCCCTTTCGTGAAACTACTGGTACTTTGAATACCGTTGCCAGCACCCAAGAATACAGCCTATCCAGCAACTTCTCAGATATTGACGCTAATAACATTACGGGAGTTACCCTACAGGGTACACCTAACAGTAAACTAATCTACTGGCCCTACCAACAGCTACGAGCTGATGCCCCAGATTTTGACCTAGAGGGTACATCTGTGCCTACTCGTTACTACTTAAAAGGTGGTTCTATTGGTTTCTGGCCGACCCCAGCTGACGCCTATGCTGTGGCTATTGACTATTACAAGACACCAACAGAAATGTCAGCTGATTCAGACACTCCAATTATTCCCGTAGCCTATCGTGAAGCATTGGTCCACTATGCCTTATCAGACGAACACGACTTTAACTCCGACCCTGATTTAGCTCAAAAAGCCATGAATCGCTACGAACAGATACTAACCCTAGCCCGCAACAACCTATTAGCTCAACCATCTGACACTGAAGCCTTTAAGATAATGGGTCCAGCAGATAGTAAGTATTGGGGCGGTTTAAGCTCAGAAATACGGTAGCAAAGATGCCACTGTCATTCCAAGCCCGCACAAAGTTCAAAACCCAACCAGAAGAACGCATCGACGAATTCGATTTCATTGGTGGGCTAGTGGTTGACGTTCACGAGACCAAACTCAAGAACAATCAGTCACCCGACATGGCTAACGTAGTTTTTACCGACTCTCACTCTGTTAAGACTAGGAACGGCTATACCAGATACAACGGCAATCCCATTGGTATTAGTGCCGACCAGTCCGAAACAGGAGCAAGTGCTGGCACTGTAGACCTAGACGCTACTGGTGATTATGTAGCTCAAACCTTTATACCTTCAGGGACGATTGCTTGTGTTCAGGTCAATGCTTACCTAGCCATGAATACCACAGGGCAAACTCAGTATGTTCGAGCAGAACTATGGTCTACCTCAGCTGGCGCTCCATCACAACCATTAACCAACGGCAAGAGTCAGATTAAACTTATCTCTGGGACAGGTGAAACTGCCTACAACTTTAGATTCAGAACACCAGTGACCCTCACCACAGGTACAACCTATGCTCTAGTAATCAAGCCAGTAGTGGTGGCCAATCTAGCAATTAAGCAGGTCAATGTGCATCGCAGGGGCGACACCTACGCTAGTGGTAGCGTATACACATCAACTGACGCAGGTTTAAGTTGGACAAATCAGCCCACCCAAGACCTTAAATTTGTTGTTTACTCAGGTGGCGATACGGCTTCCAGTGGCTTAATCCGTTATTACAACACTGCTGGCGACAAACTACTACTCTCTAAGTTTGGTTCTACTATTTATTACGGTGATGATATTACGGGCGCCTTAACTGCTTACACCATGCCATCGGGCATCAACACAGCTACATCTAACATCGACTACACGACCTCTAATGACACCCTACTAATTGTTGACGGCACCAACTACATCAAGAAGTTTCGTGGCTCGACTAACGCTAACTATTCAACGGGCACCATCACGGTTACTAATGGTTCGGCTACTATTGTGGGTTCTGGCACTAGCTGGAATACCGCCACCAATGCTGAGGTTGGAGAATACATTAAACTACCTGACGGCAAGTGGTACAAGATAACAGCTATAGGTAACGACACTTCTTTGACCATTGAGTGTGCCTATGAAGCTGGTGGCGCTTCTGGACAAAGCTACATAATCTCTCCTTGGGGTGAGGTTCAGGGAGCGCTTAGTACGGCTACAGGTGCTTCAAGCCTAGTCCGTCCCACACCAACTTTTATAGAAAACCACATTAACCGTGTTTGGGTAGCTGACGGCAACTCCCTCTACTTCTCAACCCTAGACACTTCTATTGACGAGGAGAACTTTAACGACTTTGATACTGCTAACAACGCTGGTCAGATAAACGTACCATCTGGTGAGGGTGATACTATCACTGGGCTATACTCACTAAACAACAGTCTTTATGTCTTTCAACGTCGAGCTATTTGGAGAATTTATGGAACTGGACCGTCAAACTTTGAACTCCGTAACGTCACCAACGAAATAGGATTGATTGACCGCTCTACTCTAGTGGAATGGGACAACGTATTATTGTTCCTCTCAGACAACGGCATCTACATGTTTGACGGTTCCAACTTACGCAACCTCTCTGCTGACACTGTAGACACCAACATAAACAACTGGGCTAATAAAACGTCACCACGGGCAGTCCTTTGGAACAATAACTATCTAATCAGCTACCGCACTACCGACTCCACCTATAACAACGAAGCCTTATTCTATGACCTAAACAATGGGGTTTGGGGCAAGATTGAAGACCTCTACGCTACTAACTGGGTGAACTGGAATGGTGGCACCGACAATGGTGAGGTTTACTTTGGTAGCTCAAATCAGGGTTCTATCTACAGATGGGATATTGGTGGTAATGATGATGGCTATGAGATTGCTACACGCTACTCCACACCCTCTATTGGCTACGGTATGTCGGTTAACGACAAGACCGCCAAGA